GGATGAGCTGCTTCGCGGCGTGGACACCGGGAGCGAGGCGTTGCAGCAGGTGCTTGCCAGCACAGCGACCGCGGCGGGGCTGTACGAAACGCTCGACGCCGACTCGCATCAGCAAGAGCCAGAGTCAAGCACAAAGGAGATCGACGTTGACGATTTCGACTTGCAGCACAAGTGCCCCAAGTGCGGATTCGAGTTTAACGCCACGACGCCCTGAGTGCGCCTGGCGACTTGCCGACTTGAAGCGTATTCCATCGCGCGGCATCAAAGTCATGTCGACTTTCGCCTGCGGTGGCGGCTCGTCGCTGGGATACAAACTGGCTGGCTGCGACGTCATTGCAGCGAACGACATCGACCCCGAGATGGCCTGGCACTACAAGAAGAACATCAAGCCGAAAAACTACTTTCTGTGTCCGATACGCGACTTGCTCGAGATGGATCTACCGAGCGAACTGTTTGACCTCGACATTCTTGACGGGTCTCCGCCGTGCTCCACGTTTAGCATGGCCGGGAGCCGCGAAGCAGCATGGGGCAAGGACAAACACTTTCGCGAAGGCCAGGCGAAGCAGGTTCTTTCCGACCTGTTCTTCGACTACCTCGACCTTGTGGGCAGGCTGCGTCCTAAAGTGGCGATTGCAGAAAACGTCAAAGGGATGATCCTTGGAAACGCGAAGGGCTACACAAAACTTGTCATGGAACGCTTCCGGGAGTTGGGCTACAGGCCGCAGTTGTTTCTTGTGAACGCTGCCGACTGTGGTGTGCCGCAGCGTCGAGAGCGAGTTTTTTTCTGTGCCGTTAGGGAAGACGTGAGCCACACGCTGCTGGACTTCAAGCCGCGGCACCGCTGGGTATCTGCTGGCGAAGCCTGCTCCGACCTTGGGTGTTTGTCCGACGAGGAGCGAGACCAAACGGCCCCGGCAGCGTTTGACCTCAAATGCTGGCACCGAACAAAACCGGGCAAGTCCTACGCTGATTTTGTGAAGCGGTCGGAGGGGAGACTTTCTGGATTCACGATTATGCGGCTTAGCGGTGCGATGCCATCGTGCACATTGACGGCATCGGATACGGCGAGGCATTGGAGCGAGTGCCGACGCTTGACGTTCCGAGAGCAGAAACGACTTGGATCATTTCCTGATGATTACGCGGCGAAGGATGATAGGATCGGAAAGTACATGATTGGCATGAGTGTCCCCCCGCGAATGACCAAGGCTGTTGCTAGAGCGGTTGTTGATAAATGGCTCAAGCCGAAGGAGTGACTCATGGGCAAGCGCGGTCCGGCCCCGGAGCCGTCGATCCTGAAATACATTCGCGGGAATCCGTCGAAGGACGCTTTGCCGTCGAACGAGCCGACGCCCGAACTGCTCGACAATCTCGATCCGCCAGAGTCGATTGAGGACGATCCGGTGGCGGTCAAGAAGTGGAACAACACCGTGCCGATGCTGCGGCGGATGCGTGTCTTCACGGAGGCCGACGTCGATGCCTGGGCTCTCTATTGCCACACGTGGTCTAAGTGGATGGAGGCGAAGGACAAGTGCCGCCAGTTCGGCCGTGACAACGTGATGATGGAGCCAGACCCGAACCGCACGGACGGTCGGCTTCGCATCAAGTGGACGCAGCCACACTCGTGGGCGGTTGACGAGCGGTCGCTCCGCAACGACCTGAGGCGAATCCAGCAGGACTTCGGCATGACGCCAAGCAGTAGGTCACAGGTTTCAACGACGAATGGAAGCGCAGATACAGACCCGGTTGCCGCCTACGCTGCGAAGCGACGCCGTTCGTCAGGGGCTTGACTACTACTTCGACCCCGAGGCCGCGAAGCACGCTGTCGAGTTCTTCGAAGGCTGGCTGCGGCACAGCAAGGGCAAGCACGCTGGCAAGCCGTTCACGCTGCTTGAGTGGCAGACGGTGATGATTGGCGAGTTGTTCGGCTGGAAGCGGCTGGACGACGACACACGCCGCTACCGCGTGGCCTACATCTCGACTGCAAAGAAGCAAGGGAAGTCCACGCTCCTCGCGGGCATCGGCCTGTATCTGCTCGTCATGGACGGCGAGAACGGGGCCGAAGTCTACGGCGCGGCTGCGGATCGTGAGCAGGCGTCGGTGGTCTATCGCGAGGCTGCAAGCATGGTGCGAGCCTCGCCGCAACTCTCCCGTGTGCTTGAAGTCATCGACTCTCGCCGCACCATCGCGTACCGCAAGGAGGCGTCGTTCTACCGCGTCCTGTCCGCCGACGCGTTCCGGGCCGAAGGCTTGAACATTCACGGCCTGCTATTCGACGAACTTCACGCCCAGAAGGACCGCCGCCTGTGGGATGCCCTCCGCTACGGCGGTGCGGCTCGCGAGCAGCCGCTGCTCTGCTCGATCACCACGGCGGGCTACGACCGCAAGGGCATCTGCTACGAGCAGTACCAGTACGCTCGTGCCGTCGCGGCCAACTGGAGGCACGACCCGACGTTCTTCTCCTGCATCTATGAGATGGAGGAGGGAGCCGACTGGAAGGACTCCGAGGTCTGGCCGCAGGCGAATCCTTCGTGGGGAGTCACGATCAAGCCTGCCGACTTTGCCCTCGACGTGAAGGAGGCCGAGCAGTCACCAACCAAGCTCAACTCGTTTCTCCGATACCGGCTCAATACGTGGACGACCTCCGATGTCCGGTGGCTGTCGCCGGAGTTGTGGCAGCAGGGAGCGGAGCCGCTGCGAGACTTCGGCGACCGCCCGGTCTACGCAGGCCTCGACCTTGCGACCACCTACGACTTGACGGCGTTCGTCATCGTGTGCCCCGACCCGTCCGATGGCAGCATTGACGTGCTGCCGTTTTTCTGGATTCCCGAAGCGAACGCCGCCGAGCGGAGCCAGCGGGACAAGGTGCCCTACCTCGACTGGATTCGTGACGGCCATATCCGGGTCACTGACGGAAACGTCACCGACTACACCGTTCTCCACCGCGACATCGTGGAACTGTGCAACCAGTACGGAGTAAGGCAGTTGGCGGTCGACCTCAAGTTCAACGGCCAGATGATCGCAAACATGCTTCAAGGGGATGGGGTCGAGGTGCGAGGATACCCGCAAGGCGGTCGGGCGATGAGTGCCCCTGCGAAGGCACTTGAGAACCTGATCGCCAACGCGAAGGTCAGGCACGGCGGGCACCCTGTGCTCTCGTGGTGCGCTGGCAACGCGTCCACGCACGAAGACCGCTACGGAAACATCTACCCGAGCAAAGCCAAGTCAACGGAGCGCATCGACGGCATCGTGGCCTTGTGTCAGGCGATAGGGTGCTGGATGGGCAACGAGACAAAGCCGGAATCCGAGCCGGAAATCTTCTTCATATGATCGCACCAACCGACAACCGAATCCTCTGGCTCCCCGGCGAGGAGCGAATGTGGGACGAGGACTCGTCGAGCAGATCGTCCGCTGGCGTCCGCATCGACGCCAACAACGCTCACCAAGTCGCCGCCGTATTTGCGTGCATCCGGGTGCGGGCCGAGACGGTCGCCAGTCTGCCGCTTCATGTGTACGAACGCACCGCAGGCGGCGGCAAGCGGATCGCTCGCGAGTTGCCCCTCTACCGCCAACTGCACACGCAGCCGAACAACTGGCAAACGAGCTTTGAGTGGCGAGAGCAGGCGGTCATGCACGTCGACCTCTGGGGCGACGCGTTCTCGGAGTTGGTCGCAGCCGAGATTCAGCCGCTGCACCCGAGCCGCATGAAGATCGAAACCATCGAGGGCGGCAAACTGCGGTACAAATACCGCGAGGCCAAGGGCACCGAGCGGATCATTCCGGCGGACAAGATTCTTCAAGTTCGCGGCCCGTCCGACGACGGCATCACCGGCCTGCGGATCGTCGAGGAGTGCAAGGACGCGGTGGCCTTGGCACGGGCGTGCGAGGTTCACGGCGCGAGATTCTTTGCTGCCGGGGCGCGTCCCGGCTTCATTCTTTCGACCGAGGGGCAACTCAACGCCGAGGCACGCGAGGCACTACGGTCGCAGTGGAACCGCCGCCACGGCGGCGTCTGGAACTCAAACGAAACGGCAGTGCTGACCGGCGGACTGAAGCCATACGACCTTCCGCAGAGCAGCAACAGCGACGCACAGTTTCTGGAGCTTCGCCGCTACCAGACGCAGGAGATCGCAAAACTCTACCGCGTCCCCGGCTATCTGCTCGGCCTTGAAGCGGGGTCGCCGCAGGCCGAGACGGAGTTCGTGACGCACTGCGTCATGCCGCTGCTTCGCCGCATCGAGACGGCGATGATGCGTGATCTGCTTGGGGGCGACGACCGCTACATCATCGAGTTCGACGTGCGAGGCCTCTTGCGAGGCGACAACGCAAGCCGTGCCGCCTACAACCGGGCGATGTGGGACATCGGCGTGGTGTCGACCAACGACATTCGCGCGTCGGAAAACCTCGACCCCGTCGAGGGCGGCGACGAGCGGTACCGTCCACTCAACATGGGGTCGCTTGGCAAGCCGCCGTCGGCCGAAGACGTCATGGCCCAGCAGCAGCCGGGCAGCGGCATCGACGGCCAAGGCGTCGAGGGCGGGCTGGCCGCGGCCGAAGGCGACGCACCAGCAGCCCCGGCACAACCCGAGGAGCCGCAGGTTGCCGACGTCTCGCTCAACGGGGCGCAGATCACCGGCCTCATCGCCATCCTGTCGCAGATACCCGCTGGCCTGCTGACCAAGGACGGAGCCGCCGCGTTGATCGCAGCCTCGTTCCCCAGCATCACGGCTCCGCAGGTCACGGCGATTCTGGCTGGCGTCAACACGATGGCCGCACCGGCACCGGCACCAGCACCACGAGCGAGGCGAAAGCGTGGCGGGTAAATACGACCACATCAACTTCACGCCGCCTGCTGGCGTCCGCGACGAGGCCCAGAAGGGGCTCGACTGGCGCAAGGAGTTCGGACGCGGCGGCACGGCGGTCGGCATCGCTCGTGCCCGCGACCTTTCCAACGGCACAACAATCAGCCCAGACACCGCGCGACGGATGAAAGCGTATTTCGACCGACACGAGGTAGACAAGCAGGGCGAGGGCTGGAGTCCCGGCGAGCCGGGCTTTCCGAGCAACGGTCGCATCGCGTGGGCTTTGTGGGGCAGCGACCCCGGCTACGCGTGGAGCCGCAAGTTGGTTGAACAAATGAACGC